CTTGCAATTTTCACTTTTGAATGAAAAGTTGAGTGCTAGGTCTAGTAAAATTGGTCAATATGAAAGGGAGTTCTATTATAAAGCTTTTGAGGCTTGCATGAAATATGTGGATCGCCTAGAAGATTTTGGACCTTGCTGGCAGGCTAAATAATGTCATCTATTAAAGATAGTATCGATTATATTTTTGACACACTTTCTGAAGCTGGTGGTGGTTCTCCTACTCGTGCAAAAATGAAGCCAGCCACTCCAGCTATTGAAGAAATTGAATGTTTTAAACGTTTGAGGTTCAAAGCTGGAGAGTCTATTAATCTCATTAATGGCATAACGTTTGTTCATTTTCAAGAGCACAAGAAAGAGGACGGCGGGATTGATACTATAATAGATTATTTTGCAGTGAAGAACTTATTGCCAACTGAATTCCAAGATGATTTGTTCGAGGATTATTTTAGTTTGTGTGACTTTAGTGAGTCATTTTTTGTTTTTCTATGTCCTGTGCTGGAAATGAAAATAAAAGAAGGTACGTCTGCTCAAGTAATATCTAATGACTTACTGTTCCAACAAGATGACCCTTTGTATAAAGGGCATTACATTCCAGAATTGGTAAATTATTTTGAGCCAGTAACAATTCTCCGCTTGGATGATGTGTCTACTAATTTTCATAACTCAGTTTTGTCTTGTTCTTATTACGTAGTCAGTAGTTGTCGGAAACTTATAACATTGCCGTTGGCTATCGAAACTGTTGATAAACTGAAATCGCTCTTTGTTAAAGATGTGAAAATACCTAAAGATAATGTTTTTCTATCCTTGACATCATCCCATTTGAAACACTGTTTTCTAGAGCTATACAGATGCATTGAATGGTTGTATGTAATTCCTAGGAGTCGACGCCTTAAAGGTGCAATTGATTATACAAAACCTGCTTATGAATTAGCTATTCATTGTATCGACGAGCTATCATGGAAACGAAAGGAGGAAGATTCTCTTGCTAAAATCATTTCTGATCTATTAATGACGTATGAGGATGTAAGCTTCAAATTGGTTGGTTGCGCTTTGTTCAAAGATGTTAGGCTTAATTCTGAAAGTATTGCAAGACACTTATATTCCTTTCGAAATCAATTTGTTCATCAATTCGAGGCAAGAAAAGAGAAAAGCGTCATCAATGAAGACCTTGTTGATGCAATAGATCTTATATCTGACTTAATAATTCACGCTTATGAACTATATGATACCGATATTATATCTTGGCGTGATGAACAAGCATAAATATTGAGCCCTTAGTCTTTAGTGATATTTTTTTTGGCTCGTCACTTTCTGGTGGGCCATTTCTATTGGAAGATGTGAGTTTTTAGCTACGGAGGTGGTGCCCGGAAGATACATAATTTCTACGCTCTCTGCTGACTTCTAAAACGGATTTTATTCATATTAAATTTGTTAATTAACATATTTAATGTTGTTTCATCAATCATCAAACTCCGCTTGATTGCCACTGACCTTACTCGGCGGCATCCTTTCCCCATGAAAACTTTAACTTCAATTCAGGATATTGCTCGAGCGATCCGTAATCTTATCCGTACCGGAGTTGTGACTGCTGTCGACCTCGACGAGGGGTTATGTCGTGTCCAGACCGGCGGGATACAAACTACGTGGCTGAACTGGCTGACTTCCCGCGCAGGGCGCTCGCGTACATGGTGGGCTCCATCGGTAGGTGAGCAGGTGCTCATTCTGGCCGTGGGTGGTGAGCTCGATACGGCGTTTGTCCTGCCTGCCATTTTCTCTGATGACCATCCCGCGCCCTCGGCCTCTGCGGATGCGTTTCATATTGCCTTTCCTGATGGCGCGGTCATCGAGTACGAACCCGAGACCGGGGCGCTTTCGGTTACCGGCATCACCACCGCTGAGGTCACTGCCTCGAAGTCCATTACTGCCACGGTGCCGGTCGTCATGATTAAGGCCGACACCCGCGTCACGCTCGATTCGCCCGAAGTGGTGTGTACCAACAAGCTCATCACCGGCACGCTTGAAGTGCGTAAAGGCGGGAAGATGAGCGGTGACATTGAGCACGCAGGCGGGAAATTTACCTCCAACGGCGTGCAGGTGGATGACCATGACCACGGCGGCGTCGAACGCGGTAGCCGCCGGACGGAGGGTACGAAATGACGGTCCGCTATCTCGGTATGAACCGGGAGACCGGCCGGGCCATTACTGATGCCGACCATATCCGCCAGAGCGTGAGCGATATCCTGCGCACGCCGGTCGGGTCGCGGGTGATGCGTCGTGATTACGGCTCGCTGCTGTCTTCCCTGATTGATATGCCGCAAAACGATGCTCTGAACCTTCAGATGATGAGTGCCTGTTACATGGCGCTGCTGAAGTGGGAGCCCCGCATCGCCATCACGTCGCTGACGATTGAGCGTCAGTTTAACGGGCAGATGATGGTTAACCTGACCGGTGAAATTAAAGACTCAGCCGCCCCTTTATCCCTGACCATCCCAGTGAGTTGATCCTATGGCCATTATCGACCTGAGCCAGCTCCCCGCGCCCGACGTGGTGGAAACGCTGGATTATGAATCCATCCTCGCCGAGCGTAAGGCGACCCTGATTTCGCTCTACCCGGAAGACCAGCAGGACGCCATCGCCCGCACGCTCGCACTGGAATCCGAGCCGCTGGTGAAATATCTGGAAGAAAATTCCTACCGCGAAGTGTTATGGCGTCAGCGAGTGAACGAGGCCGCGCTGGCTGTCACGCTGGCGTACGCCGAAAACAACGACCTCGATGTGATGGCCGCGAACACCAATACCGCCCGCCTGATTATCAGCCCGGCCGACGACAGCACCATCCCGCCAACACCGGCGGTCATGGAATCCGACACGGATTTTCGTCTGCGGGCACAACAGGCTTTTGAGGGCCTGAGCGTCGCGGGGCCGGTTGGAGCGTATGAGTTTCACGGCCGCAGCGCCGACGGTCGCGTTGCTGATATTTCCGTCATCAGCCCTGAGCCTGCGTGCGTGACTATTTCCGTGCTTTCCCGCGAGGATAACGGCGCTGCATCGGATGCGCTGCTGAACGTGGTGCGTAACGCACTTAACGACGAAGACGTCAGGCCGGTTGCCGACCGGGTGACCGTTCAGTCGGCGGAGATTATTCACTACACGATAGACGCGACGCTCTTCATTTTCCCCGGCCCGGAAAGCGAACCCATCCGCGCCGCAGCCGAAGCAAAACTGAAAGCCTACATCAGCGCTCAGCACCGGCTCGGGCGCGACATTCGGCAGTCTGCCATTTATGCCGCCCTGCATGTGGAAGGGGTGCAGCGGGTCGAGCTGGCGGCACCGGCCGCTGACATTGTGCTCGATAAAACGCAGGCGTCTTTCTGCTCGGATTATCACATCAGGCTCGGGGGCTCGGATGAGTGAGGCACGACTGTTGCCGGTCGGGTCATCGCCGCTGGAGGTGGCCGCAGCCCGCGCCTGTGCGGAAATCGAAAACACCCCGATCCCGCTACGCCGTTTATGGAGCCTGGACGACTGCCCGGTAAATCTGCTGCCGTGGCTCGCCTGGGCATATTCCGTCGACCGCTGGGACAGCGACTGGCCGGAAGAGACAAAACGCGATGTTATTCGGGCAGCTTTTTACATTCACCGGCGCAAAGGCACCATAGGTGCAGTGCGCCGCGTGGTCGAGCCATTGGGGTATGTGATTAACGTGACGGAGTGGTGGGAAACCAGTGACCCGCCCGGCACCTTTCGCCTCGATATTGGCGTGCTGGAAAGCGGCATCACCGAGGAAATGTATCTCGAGATGGAGCGGCTCATCGCCGATGCCAAACCGGCCAGTCGCCATCTTATCGGGCTCAACATCATTCAGGACGTGGCCGGTTATCTCTTCGCCGGGGGCGTCAGTTATGACGGCGACATCATTACCGTGTATCCGGGTTAAGTGAGAGCAGATGACAGTGAAATATAAAACAGTGGTCACCACGGCCGGGGCGGCAAAATTTGCGGCCGCACTGACGCCGGGTGGCAAAAAGGTCAATATCGTGGCGATGGCCGTCGGTGACGGGGGCGGTACGCTGCCTGAGCCGAACACCGGCCAGACAAAACTCATCAATGAGGTCTGGCGTCACGCGCTGAACAAAATCAGCCAGGACAACAAGAAGAAAAATTATGTGGTGGCCGAGCTGGTCATCCCGCCGGAAACGGGCGGCTTCTGGCTGCGTGAAATGGGGTTGTACGATGACACCGGCACGCTGGTCGCCGTCGGTAATATGGCTGAGAGCTACAAGCCAAAACTCGAAGAGGGTTCCGGCCGGGCGCAGACCCTGCGCATGGTTATCATCCTGTCTGACCTCGAGTCGGTCGAACTCGCCATCGACTCATCAATGGTGATGGCAACGCAGGACTACGTTGACGACAAAATCGCGGAGCACGAACAGTCTCGCCGCCATCCTGACGCCACGCTGAAAAAAAAAGGTTTTACCCAGCTCAGCAGCGCTACCGACAGCACGTCTGAGGCGCTCGCTGCGACACCGAAAGCGGTGAAGTCGGCATATGACCTCGCTAAAGGCAAATACACGGCTCAGGACGCGACCACGGCG